AACTTTATAAGTTGAACTTTCAAACAATATTTAGTTTTTGCCAAGAATAGTAAATTTTGCGGAGCGGGAAAAGATTTATTATATTTGCAACGTAACATTGGTTCGGTGTTGATATGAACCAAAAAGAAAAGGGGCGAAAAAACATATTGAATTATCCGATAAGTAATAGATTGATAGGGAGATGAAAACGCTTTGCTGTAAGGGGGTTATTGAGAGCATAGGGGTCGAATCCGAAGACAACACTTTTGTGTCGGGTATATGTTAGGAGCTATTGCAGGCGATATTATAGGGTCGCGTTTCGAGTTCGACAACTATCTCGAGACGGACTTCGAGTTGTTTACGTCCGAATGCGATTTTACGGACGACACTGTTTGTACGGTTGCCGTAGCAGATGCTATTCTGACGGGTGTCTCATTCGAGCGGTCGCTACTTAGATGGTGTAGAAAATACACGCCTCCCAAAGGTGGCTATGGTAGCCTTTTCGCCCGATGGATACACTCTGCTGCCCCCGAGCCTTACAATAGCTTCGGCAACGGCTCTGCAATGCGTGTATCGCCGTGCGGTTGGCTGTCGACAAGGGAGGAGGTATTGGAATACGCACGGTTGTCGGCAGAGTGTACGCACGACCACCCCGAAGGTATCAAAGGGGCGGTCTGTATAGCCGACTGTATATTGCATGCCCGCAGCGGAGCGTCGAAAGACGACATAAAACGACTCGCAGCCGACCAATACGGTTATAATGTAGGGCAATCGTGCCAAGCTATAAGGCAGACAAATACATTTGACGCAACCTGCCAAGTAACCGTACCGCAAGCTATCGTTTGCTTCTTGGAAAGTGCCGATTTCGAGAGCGCCATTAGACTTGCAGTGTCTATCGGTGGCGATAGCGACACTATCGCTGCGATAGCGGGAAGTGTCGCCGAAGCGTTTTATGGTATACCCCAGCATATCAAAGCTAATGTGCTGAGCTATCTACCCGGCGAAATGAGATGTGTCGTAACTGACTTTGAAGAAGGATACGGACAGAAAATGACTTTATAAAGCACTTTTTTGCCGACGTCTCGCTGGTGGGGACTTCTGCGACTCACGCCCACGTGGAGAGTTGCGTTCGGCTTCGGTCGCCTTTATGTCTACATCGATTAAAACCTTCTTTTCGTCGCTCATTTTTTTGATGTATTTTTTGTGTTAAAAAATTTGGTGGTTACTAAATTTATTTGTACATTTGCACTATGAAAAAGGAAAATAAAACAGCTTTAAAATATTTGTTGCTTATAATTGCAATCGTAACAGTAACAACTCTTATACTTTGCTATTGGGAGTGGGACTTGTTGGCTATCCTTTTTGCGGTGCCACCATTTACACTTTTTGTTCTTTCCCTTTTCATAAAAATTCCCAACTATACACCTCCTAAAAAGAAAACCCCTGAACAGGTAGCGAGGGAGGTTTGGGCTGCTCTTTTTTGAGCAATTCAAATTACTGAATACCTTTTCGCAGCCTACTCTCAAATCCATACACTATCACCTGTATAGCCTTTTCGGATAGGTTATACCTCATCGCACAGTTTGTCTGTGCCTGCATACGGCTGCCCGTTATATCCACCTCGCTCAGATAGTAGTCGTATATCTCTATATCCCTGCCCGCATTATACCGCAGCAGCCCGAGCTGTCGAAGCTCCTCGAACCCGTCGGCACTTACACTTAATATCCTCTGTCCTACCTTCATATTACTTGCCCTCCAATTTCGTATACGGTAAAAAATTAAATCCCTTAAATTCTATCTTTTCTCCCGCTGTTGTTACGTCTACACGTTTAGGTGCTTCTATGCCGAGCAGTTTACACCTTATCTCTATACTTTCGATTGACTTTATTTTATTATTTATTCGTATCTTTGCGAACCGATGGAGCAATCTTTTGTGTCGAAATACCATAGACGGTGTGTCGTTTATCTACGAGGTGTTTTTGTCGATTTCTGACCGAATTGTTCGAGAGAACAATAGAGCGACAGGCAAACCGTTTGTCGAAGGAGGTCAATTCGACGGACGAAAAACTCTTCGAAATATGTACTATCGATATCCCAATGTAAGAAAAAATAGAGAATTATGAGCAAATATTCGAAATCCATAAAAGTAAATTTAATTCTGATAGCCGTAGGATTTGTGCTTACCGTTTTTTTGCTTGCGAACCAACCAAACGTAACGCAAAACCTGACAGAAGATACAGTTATTCAGAAGGTAGAAATCCCTGCTGAGATTGCAGGTCGGAAGGAGCAAATTATCTTTCATACAGGTTATACCGTAAGTTATAATTCGGATTGGAAGATTCCGAATTGGGTCGCTTACGAACTCACAAAAGAAGAAGTTGGAGGAGCTGTTGAGCGTTACGATGTTTTTATGCCTGACCCCGAAGTCCCCTCCGGTGAATCGGCGACGACTTACGACTACAAAGGTACAGGTTGGGATAGAGGACATATGGCTCCGGCAGGCGATATGAAGTGGAGCGAGCAAGCAATGAAAGAATCCTTTTATCTCTCGAATATCTGTCCGCAAAACAAGAGACTAAATAGTGGCATTTGGAAAGATTTGGAAGAGCAGGTTCGAGAGTTAGCCCGACAGAAAGGCAAAATCTATGTCGTTTGCGGGCCGATAGTTTCGCAACGCCCCAAAACAATCGGTAACAATAATGTGGCTGTCCCCGACGCCTTTTTCAAAGTGCTGTTGCAGTACGAAAATGGTAATTGGTCGGCTATAGCTTTTATGTATCCCAACCAAAGCGGGCGGAAACCGTTATCGACTTATGCAATGAGCGTCGAAGAGATACAAAAGATTACCGATATTGATTTCTTCCCCGCACTGCCTGATAGTATCGAGCAGAAAGCAGAAAGTGAGGTCGATTTTTCGAAATGGAATATAAAATCGGATAAATGAATATGAATAATTCTTTCTTTAAGCACCAAAACTTGATTCTCAAAGTTCAAAACAAAAGCGTAACAGCCGATATAATCGAAAGTATTATACCACAAAGTTTTAGAGGGAAAGAGGAATTTGTACAGTTCTATCTCTCTCAGAATGGAGTGTATTTCCCGGAGGGAGCAAAAATAAGCACAGAACATTTCCAAGGAACTGATGATGAAGGGTATTATGAACTCGAAATAGAATTCATTTACAGTATTGAACACTTAGCAAAAATGTGGGAAACGGCTAAGGAAAATTCTGACAGTATGAAGATTTTTGCTGAAAAGCACATTCCATTTGCCAGAGACGCTGCAGGTAATGAGTTCTATATTGAAATTTCTTCAGGTATGATTAAATATGTATCTTGGGAGTATGGTATCGAAGAAGGAGTCGTTGACGTTGCTTATTGTTTTAAAGATTTTTGTATAGAGATAAAGCCTTTAAATTGACAGATAATGGATTGCTATGAGTTATGAATTGCTTTGAGAAAATTTGTATCTTTGTAGTCTGAAACAGCCTTGCTGCTCCCGTTACCAAGGAAAATGTTGTCGATGTGTATTGGAGTAATATTGGTGAAATTATCGAAACAATAAATCTGTAAATATTTCCAATTAATAAAGATGGAAGTTATTAGAGTTCTTTTTACAATCGTGCTATGTGCATTTTTGAGTTGCCAAAATGCTAAACATCGATATTCTGTAGCGCAGGGAGATTCTATAGTGATGTCGTCTAAGATAGATGATAAAACTAATATGTGTGAAGATATATGGAAAAGAGATAGTTGTGGATGTTTGAAACAGAGAACAGCTCAGATGGCCGATAGTATTATTACAAATAATCATCTTGTAGGTAAAGATACTCTTGCGTTTATAGAACACATGGGTCAATACAATAAAAAACAAAAAACTCAAGATGGTTTCGCTTTAATATACTACATTAAATCAATTTGCATAAATAATGAGATTGATGAGAATGCAGACAAATCATGGATAATGTTCGATTTTAATCATGATGGTAAGTTAAAAAGGATACCAGAAGCGATAGCGATAGAATAAAGAAGAATATTTGAATTGTTTGGAAGTCAATCACTTCTACTATGAAACGGACATTGACAACCTCGGACGAGTGAAAGCCGTTTGTGGTTCTAACGAGTTGGCAACAGGTGTGCTGTAAATGATTGCATTTGACTATCAGTCTAAGGCTATTTTCGGCACAAGTGTTATATTACAGCCCCGGCTTACACAGTGATCAAGCATTACGACATACAGCACCCAAGCTACGATTTGTTGTGAATTGCTTTGAGAAAATTGTATCTTTGTAGTCTGAAACAGCATAATATAGAATTTATAATCAGTTTCAGCAGAGAGTTTAACTCCAAAGAATTTATTAGCTAATACTTGGGTCTCTCTTTTATTTAATAAAAAACGATGGATAAATATAGCTTTGGGATATGTCGTGCAATTTTTAGCGAAACGATATTTAAACAAAAATAGATAAAAAACATCTCTAATAAGATTTGTTTTTCGATAACTATCTAAAAAACTTATTTTTAAACTATTCAATTTGAATAAATCTTTACCATGGTATTATTTCCGCTTTTCAGACGGCATTCCTGATCTTAAAGGTATTAAATTCAAAAAAGAAGGAGATCACTCATTGGTAAACATCGACTTGCAAGATGGTGTGAAAATAATTAGAATCAATGCATCTTCATTGAACATTCTGTATACTACAGATGGAAAGACATGGACTGCTAATGCAAAAAGGTAATTCTAGAAAATGTTTACAAAAAAGCCCCGAATATCTAATATTTCGGGGTTTTTCTTGTATTAGTTGGGAATAAAAACTACCATACATTAAAATATCTGCTCTTCCTTATTTCTTCTTTTTAAATATCAAATTTATCAAGAATAAAATAACAATAGCTCCAATAGCTCCTGTCAAGATAGAACCAATCCATCCTTCTCCAAGTGAGATGTGAAACACACTTTCTAAAAGCCAATACCCTACGAGACCTCCAAGAATACCAACAATGATATTCCCGATAAGTCCTAATCCACTACCTTTGTAGATAACTCCTCCTAACCATCCGGCAATGGCTCCAATAATAAGTGTTGCAATAATACCCATAAATTAAAATTTAAATTAAAGCGCAAAGATAAGAATTATTATCTGAAAAAACTAAATAAAAATCATAACGTTGAGTTGTGAATTGCTTTCAAAAATTTGTATCTTTGTAGTCTGAAACAACCAAAGGTCTGCTGCTCTCCGTAGTCGTTTATCAGGCGTTGGTTGCTTTCGAAGCAAGCCTTGAATGGCATTATCAGTTTAGTGGCACTGTCGAGGTTGGCGGAAGCGAGTATTACAAGTTTAATCTTGCCTGTCATAGCAAGGTATATTACCTCCATCATAGAGCGTGCGGACTTGGCAAGCTCACGAGACCAGGCACGCACCTCGAACCATTCGGCATTGGCGATAATACGCTTTGTCGCTGCTTTGTGAAAGGGTGCAGGCTCGGATGTACAGTAGTTCGGGAAGTAGTACCGAAACCACTCCTCAGGCGATGCTTCGAGCCGCTTGATACGCTTTGCCTTCTCAATTGAAGTCTCGTTGACGTTGGCTACCGTTACACGGCGGAAGCTCTCGACGAACGCCTTGTACTCTTTTACTATATCTACATCGGATGCTTTACCTATTTTACGCTGTGCCATTTTTGCTTTTCGATTAAGTGGTCTATAAACAGCTCAAGCATATCATTTACACGCTTGGCAAACGTAAGGTCGGGGTCTTCTTCCTGCGTTATATCGCGGCAGAACATAGTGAAGTCGCGGGCTATTATCGACGCTTCGGCTATGTTGTACTTGCTTTCGAGTTCCGATATATCTTTTATTATCTTGCGACGTATATCCGCCTCTTTCGATGTCGGGAAGCGTTCTCCTTCGGGGCGGCTCTTTATGGCTGCACCGAGGGCGGCAAGCTCATCGTAGAGCTCGCTCAGGCGTTCCGATTTGGAGTTTACAAGATTTTTTCGGAGGACATCCCAATTCTCCTCTTTAGCCCAACGGCTGACAGATACCTTCGATACGCCGAGTTTGTCGGCTATCTCTGTTTGCGGCAAGCCTTGCATAAATAGCGTTTTGGCTACTTCTCTAAGTTTAGTTTGCTTCTTTTGTCCCATACGTTATAGCTCGTTTGAATATTTCACCGAAAATAGCTTGCTTACCATCTTGTACTTCTCTACCAGTGCAAATATCGTATTGCTCTTTTGTACGACAGGTATGCCTTGTATAACAGGTATTACAACTATAAAGTCTGTGTCGTACCCGTTATAATGAGTGTCGTCCACAAAGAACGTGCTGTCCGTAAAGTGGAAGTCTTTTTTGTCCGTCTCCCGAAAAAAGAACTCGCCTGCCACAGCAAGAGGTTCGGCAATATAAATACGCCGTGCACCTGTCAAATGATAATAGTCATTGAGTGCCTTCTCGAGAAAACACACCTGTGGGGTAATGGACATTTCGTACATTTGCCGCTCTACCCATTTGTTGACCCTGTATTCGTACTCATTGAAAAGGTCGCCGAACTTATTCATCAACAATATCAATGTGCCTTTACCTATTCGTCGCAGGCACGCCAGTCGCATCACTTGCCTGAAATTCATCTTCTTTTTAAAACAAATCGTTTAATCAATCCGAATACAATAAGGAGCAAGAACAACGCTCCCGCCCACATCAGGGAACTCTGCCACCAGGCAAGACCTCTCTTTTCCTCCGTCTTCGATGTTGCCGACAGTTCCGACCGTAGCTGCTTCATCTGTGCGGCGACAACGCTGTCGACTTGGCTCACTGTTACGCCCTGATACACGTAAGTATCACCTTGTTTGGCTACCTCTTTGCCACCGTTGCGGGAGGTAGTCTGTTCGACTACACTAATCAAACGTCCCAAGCTATCGAACTTTTGCTCACGATAGTCTATACTCTCGTTCATCCACTCCGCAAGCTGCTCCTTTGTCTTGCTCATTGTTTCGGTTACCTTGTCGAGCCTCGTGCGTTGCGTCCGTAGCTCATCGGTTATCTCCGATAAATCTGTCCGTGCCTCTATCCGTGTCTTTGTAGCCTTTTTTGTCGGCACACAGCCGCATATAAGCAGTGCAGTTAATACGGCAACGATAAAAAATATCCTTTTCATAGTGCGAAATTACCTCCAATCCCGCACTATGACAAAAAGTTCCGTCATTATGTCAGATATATTTTATCTCTTATGTTAAGATAGGTACTTTTGCAGAAAAAAGGTAACATACAACAATGTTGGTAACAGTAGAAGAACTTTCACAGACGAGCCTTTATCCCGAGATAATAAAGGCTATCACACGCGACAACGCTCAGGCAGCGGAGCTGCAAATACTCGCAGCCGAAAGCCTCACGCGGTCGTATATGAGCAAATACGACTGCGATGCCATATTCGGCACTGCCGACAAGAAGCCGACGTACAAAGGTGCGTCGCTCGAGCTTATTAAAAAGGTCATCAAGATAATAGCCTCGTACTATCTCGTACGCCTGGCAAATCCCAACGTCGACCTCGAGCTGTTTCGTCTCGACTATCAAGACGCACTCGAGTGGCTAAAAGAGCTACAAAAAGGCAACGTCGCCCCAGACCTTCCCTATAAACCAGACGACCCCAACACGCCCAAAGACGAAAGCGGCGACGGCGTCTCCTGGTCGTCAAATACTAAACGAAAAAATCATTTTTAAGGACTATGATAACAAGAGGCATTTTATTAGATTTAAATAATTCGGTGGTCTTTGGCGGTGATGGTAGAATTGCACTCGGCGACATCACAGAGCAAAACCAAAGGCTATTACTTTCTGTCAACAAAGGAGAAATCAAACAAGCTCCGCTCAAAGGTGTAGGTATAGGCAATTTTCTTGAGGAAGGCAATCCGCAACGTCTTATTGCCGAAATCAGAGGCGAATTCAGACGTGAGGGCTTGACTATCGAAAGCCTTCGGATAAAGGACTCCAACATAGAAATATCGGCACACTATTAAATAGTGCTTAAATAGATTTTAATACCAATTAAAAAGCCCTCTTTTCGGGGCTTTTTTTGTTTCATCGCTCGTAAGATTTAAGGGTCAATACCTGCCTGCCACCGCTTGTGGAGAACGAGCCTTCGACCGCCTGCACGAAGTAACTACCATTACGTTCCGGGTAGCGAGAGTCCGAGACCTCCGCTACCATACCGACAATAAAATAGGGTACAAGGAAACAGGTCAACTTACCCTCTTGCCGACCCTCTGTGTTTGCCTCGTGTTGCAGGCGAGCAACAACCTTTTTTAGATAGCCGGCATCGAGTCCTGGCTTTACTCTCACCGTCTTTATCGACTTAAAGCGTTTGTCGGGCTTTACGGCACAGCAACTCTTGCCTTTCGAGTCCTTTGCTACTATATTAATCTGAATGTCGGCTTTTGTGGGTTGCTTTTTGAAATTATCGTCTTTGACGACGTTCCAACCGAGACGTAGCTTTTGGTGCGGCATTTGCTCCCCGAATAGCGATGCACCGGCGTATAAGTTTCTACCTCGAAAGACCACCGAACAGAGCAGCTCCTTTTTCAGCCATTCTAAGACATCAATACCCTTGATATTATTGAATGTAGCATTCTTTATTTTCAAGCCGGGTATTGCGGCGGATAGCTCTATGCCTGTGCCATCCGTTAAGTCGGCAAGTAGCTTCTTTAATTCAACCGTTCGGTACGACTTAGTAAAGATTGTGTCCTTGAGCAAATAAGCCCAGCCCTCACAGGTAAGTTCGAGGCGTTCGCCGTAGTTGATAGCAGCCACAAAGCCATCGAACACCTCTTTGTTTTCTCCGTCATAGCCTACCTTTACGTTTACTTTACCACCAACGGCAAAGACACACTCCTTCTCTCCCGAATAGATATCGGTTGCCTCAGTATTGCTCTTTAAATAAGGATATAATGGCAGTTCTATAACACATGTCTCAAACAGCTGTTTGGAGTCGCTCTTCCATCGAACTGCCGCCGGCTTTACCTGTGCTGTCCTGCCATCCTTCATCTCTATTCTAATATCTGACGTCATCACAAACATAACCTGAAAAAATTTTATGCCAAAATATTTGGTGTTTAAAAAATAAGTATTACCTTTGTACTCAGAAACCGTTATGGTTTTTAGCATGTGCTACGGCACGTTGTATCGCAGGAGGTTTTTAGCCTCCTGTAGTTTTATAGAATAGTCTTAGCTTTCCTTTTTCGTATAACCACACTTCTGAGATACGAGCACCAATATTCTCTCGAGCTTTTATAAGCTTTCTTATAATTCTGTCTGAGCCTCCTTTGGTGTTATTTATTACTATTCGGTCGGACTGTTTTAAACCATTAGACAACATGTGTTTTAACTTTATCTTAGCCCACTTCCCCGAAAAACTTTCCAGCTCATAGAACTTTCCGTCAATGAGTAGGTCGGGACACTTACGCTCATACTTGGTGCCTATGAGCGAGCCGTATATCGCCTTGTACTCAGGGTCTTTAAAGTGTAACTTGGGTGTGGCTTTGGCTACCATACCCATACGAGCAAATTCCACCCCGACACGCTTTATCATCTTGTAGTCGCCGCTCTGCCTATCTACCTGTTCATGCTCGAGGTACGCTCCGCCGTTCTTGAACTCTTTTACCTTTTTGAAGTCATCAGCGGTGCTGAGTAGCTCGGCGGCGTGGGAGCAAGTGTAGCAGTCTTTTACCTTTCGTTTTATGAGCCCTTTATTTAAGGGGCAGGAGGCACAACTCTTGGGGAAGTACGGATGACTGTCGCCGAATATCTGCCCATCGATGGCGGGGTTGTTGTCGAGCCCCGTATGTGGCGTGCTTTTCTTTGCTATCGGAGCGGGTAGCGTCGGCACGCTTGTAGGAGTACGGTCGGTCTGCTCCCATCCGCACTTGCAGTTCCACCGGTCGCCCGGGTGGTGCTCGCTCCAGAACCTATCACCTACAGGACGCACTACCCCCCAGAAAGGACGGTGGTCTTCGCCCGGTGTATGAGATGTAGTTGGTGTCCACTCGATATTGGGGAATACGTCTTTCTCCGCCTCGAACTGCTTATACTCGGCGGCAAGGTGTGCCCGCAGTACCGCGGTATCGTACTCGGTACGCAGCCATTGCTTACACTGGTGGTCGGTAATAGACTGCACATCTTGGGCAAACTTGGAGAATGGTTTCAAATTGCCGTCTCGGTCGAGCATTTTGCTTGCGATGTCTTGCTGCATACGGTGTACCTTAAAAGCACTCCATATCTCGTTATTGCTCCGTATCTGTCGGGCAAACTCGCTCGTAGGGTCGAAGTGAGCCTTTACGAAGCCCTCGCCTACTGCGGCGTTTATGTGCCGCAGTGTCTCTCTGAACAGTCCTCTGTCGAGCTCCGTGAGTGGGTTATAACGCTCCTCGTAGATGCTGACCAAAGCGTCTGCTATCACCTCAGGACTGAAAGTGACGCCGTGCGATGGGCTGTCGTCTGCCAGCGAACAACAGGGGCAGGACTCGCCGTAGTAGAGGTTGTCTATTAGAAGTCTGTATCGGGGGTTGCCCCGCTCGCTGTCGGCGGGGCTTTGACGAAAAAATCGTAAAGATTGGCAAAAAGGTTCTTGCCCTTATCTTTTTTGTCGGCATCGTTGTCGTTGCCGTCCTTGCTCTCCTCCGCCTTTTTCGCAAGAGCGAGTAAAGCTCGACGCTCCTCTTCACGTTTGGTGATGAGTTCGTCATAGTTGTCGGGCTTGGGCAGTCCGTAAGTGTCGTACCAATAGTCATCGGACAGAGGTACTTTGAGCGATACCTCGCGGTCGATGTCGAGCCGTGCCTTGAGCTTCTCAATATCTACCTCCTGCTCAAACTCAAAGCCACCTCCTTCCGTAACGGGATAGCCGTAGCTCTGCAGTATCCGTAGAAATTTAGCATCGTTGAGTGTGTTCTGCACGAATGCAAGGTCGCTCTTCGTTATCTCGAACTGCTGTTCGCTCTGCACTTTCGCCTGGGCGTAGCCACTCGAACGGCTTGCAGCAGTAGTCTCGGTATTGCCGAGTACGGCTATTGACATCTCGTCGTTACAGGCACGAATAAAGTTAAGTTGCAGGTCGCCATTGCTGTTGGCTGTCTTGCCGTCGAGCATTTGGAACTGTGCTTGCTTTGGAATCATCATCGCCAACGATGAGCCGGACGTTTTGAGCAGAGTCGAGAGCTGCTCCTTTGTTTTCGTGTCGTAAGCATCGTAATAGATGATACGTACCGGCTGCCCGAATATCTCCACAAACTGAGCGAAATCTCCGAAGCCGTTAATCTTATAAAGCGAGTACATGGCACAAGTCAGCAGCTTTCCCAGGTCTCTTTTTTTGCCGACGGTCCAGACGAACGGTAGGTCGTCAATGTCTGTGCCCTCGTTGGCGTACTGAGACTGTACTATTATATTCCTTTCAGGTATTATATGCTTGCGTGGCACCTCTTCGAAGTCGAACCGGCTGCCGATGATAAACTCCACACCGCTGATACCCCAGAGCTTACTTTCTATTATTAGCTTTATAAGGTCGCTAAATCTCTGAGAAGATATCAAAGTATCGAAGGCGTCCACACGCCTACCTTTCTTATCTTTGTAATAAAGCGATTTGTTTTGGACAGCGGCGACACGCTTTTCAATGATACCGCTAAGGTGTCCGTCGATGGTGGTGATATGGTTGTAGATATCGTATAGCTGCACACGTTTAGGCAGGGTAATGCTCTCTGCTCTCTGGATAGCAGCCTTGAGCTTGCCGACATCAGCCGTATTGCGGTCGGGGCTGACAAGGGTCATATCCTGTACCACGATGGCGGGAGTGGTTTCTTTTTTTACGCCTGTATTATTGTTTTTCTTGCGTGCCATAATTAGATGTAAGGCTCAAGGGTTATTTGCGTTTTGGCGTCGTCGAGCTCCATATAGCCGGCATCGGGGCGATAAAGCGATACTATATTTACAGGAGGGTTGCTACCATAGCTCGCCTCCGAAGATATTACCTCGGCTACCTTGACGCCTTCGACCGCCTGCAAGACATCCACAAGAGACATATTTGAATATACACCGTCGAACGGCATCGACGATAAGTACTTCGTTATGTTCTCTTTGATTGTTTGTTCCGTAATGTTATGCAATGGGTCGTAGTGTATCAACAGCCGACAGCTAAACTTATCGGCGTCGCCAGAAGACAGGACAAAGTGAACTCCGGCGTCTTTAACCTTGTTTATGTACGCCGTTACCATCTGCAACGCCCGCGGGTACTCAAAGTTGTGAATTGCTTTCAAAAATTTGTATCTTTGTAGTCTGAAATCGTTACACCTTTTAATCATTGATATTATGGCAACATACACAATCACAATCAACGAACGAACAAAAGAGGGAAAAAGTCTGCTCAACTATCTCGACTCCTTAGGATTGATATGCCATAAACCAGACAAAAATGCCATATCCGAAGCGATGAAGAAAAAGATAGACAAAGCAATAGAAGACGAGCGGAGAGGGCAAGTAATGCGTTTTGGCTCGCTTGATAAACTCAGAAAACACCTCGATACCTTATAATGTATTCTGTAACCATAACCAAGGAAGCTAATTCCGATTTGGCAAGATTGAAGAAAAGCGAACCACGAGCGTATAAAAAGGCAGTGCAACTGATAGAAGAGTTGTATACAAACCCAACTACGGGCTTAGGTAAACCCGAAATTCTAAAATATGGCTATAATGGACTGTATTCTCGGCGAATAACGCAAAGGCATAGACTTATATATAGGGTTAACGATGACACTGTAATCGTTTTGGTTATCTCAGCATACGGGCATTATAGCGATAAGTAGATAGTTATTAAAATTTTGTATCTTTGTAGTCTGAAACAACTACCGCAACTATACCGTCGTATCAAGTTCGGTTGTGAATTGCTTTCAAAAATTTGTATCTTTGTAGTCTGAAACAACTACCGCAACTATACCGTCGTATCAAGTTCGGTTGTGAATTGCTTTCAAAAATT